TAAAGCATATTGACTTTAGTGCAATTTATGATGGTGTGGATAATCTTGAGGCTCAGGGTGAGGCATATTGCACAACAGACTATTGTGAAATTAAAATAAACAAGTAGTCTTCTGTGGTAAAATAGACTCATTATGTCTAGTCCTTCCAACCTATATGCAGAAAAGGTGTTCTCGGAGCATCCTACTGGCTTATGGGCTTTGGATGATAGTGCAGACTACGTCTCTTTAATTTCAGAGTCACAAAGAAACCTTTCAAACTGGACCATTATTGGCGGTACGTATGAAGCATACCCCCAATCAGTAGATGAGCCATTTATAAATAGTTATGTGGGTAAAATAACAGCAACTCCCACAAACAGTGAGTTAGGATCTGTTACTGCAATAAGTAACGACATAATGGGGCTAAAAGATTTAAACGAATACCTAAGAACATTTTGTGTTGGAGGGTATTTTTATTCTGAAAGTTCTTACATTTCTGGGTTTGAAATAGGGTATCAGTACGAAGATACAACAAGCGGACAAATGGTTACACATTTAAAAAATTATGATACTGTAATAAATAATAGTTGGGTTTTTATATCAGAAACATTTGACACTCCTCCAGATGATACAAACTTTAGGCTAGTTTTTAAAATTAATTTTGTTGGTGGTTCAGAAACCGAAGATGTGTTTTTAGTTAATGGAATAAGTCTTGGACAGTGGTCGGAAGAGTTTGCCTCAACCTCTCTCGGCGTTACTCCTATAGACATTCCATCAACAATATCAATTGCTCCACAAAAAGGAATAGTTGCAAAATGTTACGGATTGCAAGATTTGGATGCGTATTATTTGATTTCTGATAACATGTTAAAAGCAAAGAATTTAGGAATTCCTATTGTTTATGGAACATCAAGTTTAACTGCCCTTTATCCAAATGGGTCAAACCCATCTCTAATAATTCCTGGGTCGGGACTTCTAAATGAGTCTGGGAAATTTAGAGAGTATACTTTAGAAACTTGGCTTAGAATAAACTCTTATTCAAATGAAGTAAAAAGAATTATTGGTCCAGTTGCATCCAATGATGGTATTTATGTAGACGGTCCTTCTATTGGGCTTAAGATTGGTTCTGAATATAAAACATACTATATAGGAGAGTGGACAAGACCAATGCTTGTTCATTTAAGAATAGGAAAAGATGTTATTTCTTTGCTTATTAATGGCCAAGAGGTAATTTCTTTAGAATATTCTGTAGAGTCGTTGCTAGTTCCATCAATGTTGAGTCAAACCCAAAAGGATCAGGACTGGATTGGCTTTTATGCACACGATGATATATATCCAATAGAGATAGACTGTGTAGGAATTTATCCTTATGTTGTTCCAACTGCCGTGGCAAAAAGAAGATTCGTTTTTGGCCAAGGGGTAGAAGTTCCAGAAAATATAAATACTTCTTATAGCGGAACGTCTGTTTTTATTGATTATGCTTTTGCTGATTATACTTCAAACTATTCTTATCCAAAAATTGGATCTTGGCAACAAGCATTTAATGACAATACATCAATAGTCAATAAGGCTTTGTCTGTGCCATCTGCCCCACTTCCAAAAATATTTTTGTCATCAAAGACAGAGAGTGAATTGTTCGCCAGTTGTAAAACCATACAGCAGTCAGATTCGGTAAACTTTTTTACGTTTAGGCCAGATACATCTTGGAACAATGTTTCAGGATATTTGTTTTTTGAAAATTTTGATTTTATTAAAGAGCCTACTTCTGCGTTTTATGGCTGTTTTAGGCTTCCTCAGTCTTCTAGCACTAAGCAAACGCTTTTTAGAATTGAAAAAGAAAACACAAGCAGTTATTTTGAAATAGAGTTGCTTAACAATCAAATTTCTTATGTAATAAATTATGATGGAGTTTTAGAAACAATATACTCTCCAACAATAGCGGAGCCATTAGAGTTGATAGATATAGGACTAAACATTCCAGCATTTATTTCAAGATTTGGAAATCCAGCAGCAGACTTTTTTGGATCTTTATCAGATTTAAGAATGTATGTTGGTGGCAACAAAAATGGAACTCAAACATTTACTGGAAAAATTTACAAGATAGGGTTTTGTAGTAAATACAATTTTCAAAAAATTAGATCTTTGTTTAATGAAATAGGTGTTCCAGTTTGGAACGAAGACCTGTTTGCTATTTATCAAAACAATCAATTGATAAACATAGATGGAGGATTAGACACAACCTCTCTGCCACCGTATGGCTCTGTAAATGATACTGCCAATGGTGCTATTAGTGGAGGCGGAGTTTTTATATCAGACGAAGACTTTCTTTTAGATCATACAGCAACATACACACTTGTACCAGATCAAGTTTTTGATACTTACAAACTTACTGTTTCTGCAAACGCATATTGGGAAGATCAAATACCATTAACATATTTTGCAGAGTCTGTTTTGGATAAACGAGGAGACCAATATTTTGATCTTGATTTTATTCAGTTTAATGTTGATTATCCAGTAACGTCAAAAACAATTGCCATAGATAGTGAGCCAGTAGAATGGACATATGCAGATTTGGCAAATGAATATGGAATTCCAATTCAAAGAACCTATGAGTCGCTGGACAATTATTTGTTTACTGGATATAATGATTATGAAGATTTAAAAAATAAAATTGCAAAAGATTATAGGTATGATACCGACGGCGCAGTTGTAAAAACTTACGTAACATTTCAGTACACAGAACTAGGAGCCAACCAAACACCATTTTATTTTACAAAAACAGAGAGGCCATCTAGAAACGGAATATTGATTCCAAAATCAGATTGGATGACTACAAAATATGAAGTCGTAGATAACATGATTATTTACCCACCTTCTGGAGTAGACTTTAATGATCTTTCTATTGTAACCCATATAGATATTAATGTTAAAAACTCTCAGACAAACAATGTTAATATAAAAAAACTTTCTTATGCTTCTCAGGCATTGAATGAATCGGACGGAAGTCCTATTGGTACAAGATTTGGTACACCTCTTTATCCATATACAAAGACTGGCATTTACTATAATTTTAAAAAGAATAATCCATTTTCAATATATACTGGATCATCTCCATACTTGTATTTAACAAAAAATAGCGGAATTCAGATAAAAGGACAGTACGATCCTTTGGTAAATCGTGGATTATCTGTTCCAATTAATCCTAGTCGAGCAAATAATTTTAAAGTAATTGCAGCACAGATGGCTGTAAGATTTGATGGAGACTATTTCCCATATGCTCCAACACAAATATTTGAAATAGAAAGCAAGTCGTCATATATAAAGTTTTACATGGTTGCATGTGATCCTACTGGAAGAAGGGCAAAAATCTATGCTATAGATGCTAAGACTGGTCTAGTTCAAGATGGAATAGGTTTTTATTGGAACGGTAAAGTTGTTAAAGAGCCAGTAATAACTCTTCAAGAGTGGGGATTTTTAGGAATTAATTTTGCAGATAGTCTGGAGTTTTCATATTTTGAGGGGGCTGTAAGATTGACTGGGCCATTAGTATTCAACAGCATATCCTATTATCAGTCAACAAATCTTCAAGAGGTTCAGAACATATCAGAAAGACCATGGTTTAGGGTAAAGATTTTGTCTGGTGGCCCTTTGGACTGGAAGTTTTGGCACACTGGCTCATTTAACTGGAACAAGGTTCTTGTTTTAGCAGAGACCAGTTACTATGGAGTAAATCCTTCAGAGGTCTATAAGAGTTATACGGGAACCAATAAGATAATTGTAGGGGATAATGTTCCAATAAGTGTTGGAAACTACGGCTACTCATTATATAATGACATATTCTGGAACAAATTTACTGTTGATCCAGTTTAATATGGTATACTTATTGTCATGGATTCATTAATAAACCCAAAAACTGGTAAGCCAATTGTACAAAATGTACGACGTAAAGTAATTGAGAAGAACTATAATTGGGGTCTTTATGTATATAAAAGGTCAAATGGCAAGTGGTTTACAGACGGACATGGATCAGTTTTAAATATTCCATCTGAAAAGGGAGATATTTCCAAAATTGCAGAACTAAAAAAGGTTGCAATGTATTACGGAGACCCTGGAGATGGTGAAGCAATTTTTGTTCCAGGCGGGACTAGGGTATCAGAAGAAGAGTATTCTGAGCAAGTAGACAGAATGAAGTCAGGCCTTATTCCATCCCTAAATGACTTGGGCGCTGTACAAGCAGCAAAAGACACAATTGCTAAGTATGGAGATGAGGACTAAGATGGAAGAATATACAATTAGTGCAAAGATTGACGATGCTATAAAAAAGGAAGATCCGTTTGCAAAATCAGATCCGTTTGCAAATAACTGGGATACACTAAAAACATTAGACGGTCTAGACTCAAACTTTAAGAGAAGAACCAGTAGGCTATCTACAAAGGCATTGCAACCAACACAACAATACACAACCGCAGCGTTGGCAGGAAAAAGCGGTATTGATGGAGCACAATCAAAAGAAATTAATCCAGGTCTAGTATATGTAAACGGCTATGGAATGTTTGATGTTATTACACCACCTTGGAACCTTTATGAATTAGCAAACTACTACGATACATCATTTGCAAACCATGCTGCAATTGACGCAAAGGTTGAAAACATTGTTGGGCTTGGCTATGAGTTTAAGGTTTCTCCAAGAACAATGATGAGGCTTGAGGCATCTGAGGATAACAGCGCAACACAAAAAGCACGAAAGAGAATAGAGCGAGCAAAAATTGAGATGCGTGATTGGCTAGAATCTCTTAATGATGATGACTCTTTTACTGCCACAATGGAAAAGGTTTACACAGATCTCCAGTCTACTGGAAATGGTTATCTAGAAATAGGAAGAACTACTCGTGGAGAAATCGGATATGTTGGTCATATTCCAGCAACAACTATGAGAGTTAGAAGATTGAAGGATGGCTATGTTCAGATTATTGGTAATAAGATTGTTTACTTCCGTAATTTTGGAGCAAAAAATCCTAATCCACTTACAACAGATTCACGTCCAAATGAGATAATTCACTTCAAACAATACTCACCTCTTAATACATTTTATGGAGTGCCAGACATTATGTCAGCAATTAACTCTTTGCACGGAGACTCTCTTGCCTCTCAATACAACATTGATTACTTTGCAAACAAAGCAGTACCAAGATATGTTGTGACATTAAAGGGTGCTAAACTGTCTGGAGATGCAGAAGACAAGATGTTTAGATTCCTGCAAACAAACCTAAGAGGACAGTCTCATCGAACTCTTTATATTCCACTACCAGGCGATACAGAAAACAATAAGGTAGAATTTAAGATGGATCCTATTGAAGATGGTATACAGGATGGATCCTTTAAAGAGTATCGTAAGCAAAATCGTGATGATATTTTGGTAGCACATCAAGTGCCACTTTCAAAACTAGGCGGTAGTGATTCTGCATCTATAGCAGCAGCGCTTGCACAAGATCGCACTTTTAAAGAGCAAGTTGCTCGCCCAGCACAACGACAACTAGAAAAGATGATTAACAAGATCATTCGTGAAAAAACAGACATACTTGAGTTTGTGTTTAATGAGTTAACTTTGACTGATGAAATTGCACAGTCTCAGATACTTGAGAGATATGTTAAGAATCAAATTATAACTCCAAACGAAGCAAGAGTTATTCTTGATATGCCACAGCGAGAGGGTGGGGATGAAGTCCTACAGTTGAAACCAGAGGCTGCAGCAGAGGCAACTACATCAAGATCTAGAGATTCAGAGAGAACAAATAACAACTCTGATAGTACATCAACAGTCGCTGGAAGAAATCCAAAGGGTGAAGGTAGAAAAACTCCCTAATGTCCGATTTGTCCAGAATGTGATACTTGTATAAAATGGAGGGTATAATATAGTGGTGACCAATATATCTAAGGCCCATTGGAATTCTGATGGGGACAATCTTCGTCTCTCAATGCCTTTTAGTAAGGTAGATAAGGAAAGACGTATTGTTTCAGGCTTTGCTTCGCTAGATAATCTAGATAAGCAGATGGACATTGTTACTTCAGAGGCTTCGATGAAGGCATTTGCAAAATTTAGAGGCAACATTCGTGAAATGCATCAGCCATTGGCTGTTGGCAAGATGATTAATTTTAAGGAAGACAAATATTTTGATCCAGAATCAAAGAAGTTTTATTCTGGAGTTTTTGTCTCCGCATACGTATCAAAAGGCGCACAAGACACATGGGAAAAAGTTCTAGATGGAACCCTGACTGGTTTTTCTATTGGCGGTAAAATGAATAAGTGGGATGATGGTTATGATGAAAAGTCAGATTCTACAATTAGAATTATTAAAGACTATGACCTAATAGAGTTGAGTCTGGTTGACTCGCCAGCAAATCAATTTGCGAACATTGTATCGATTGAAAAAGTTGACGGCGTAGATGTTATTAAAGCAGACTCAACTGTTCTAGAAAATGTTTTTTACGACAAGGAAAACGGTATAGTAATCTCATCTGAAAATGAATCAGAACTTAGCCCAATTAGCGGAGAACAGATGGAAAACATAGGATTCGTTGAGAAAACGGATAACGAAAAAACAACAATGATAAAATTCTTAGTCGATAGTGCTAAAGGCATTAATACTTCTAAGATGAACAAGGAGGTACAACATATGACAAAATCAAAGACACAAGTTGAAAAGACAGATGTAGTTGAAGATGTTGTGGTCGCTCCAGAGGCAGATGCATCAGTTGCAGAAGTTACTGAACAAGTTGCTAAGGCAGACGAAGTTGAAACGACTGAAGTTGTTAAGACAGAAGAAGCCGTGGCAGAAGAAATTACTAAGGCAGAAGATGCTGAAGCAATTGAAACAGTAACCGAGGCAGTTGTAGAAGTATCTAAATCAGAAGAAGTAATTGCTGATGCAGTTACCGAAATGAAAAATACTCTAGAATCAGCCTTTAGCGATCTAGTGTCAACAGTAAAGGCTTTGCAGGCAGAAGTAGAACTTCTTAAGTCTACAAAGGTCGATGTTGATACTGTTAAGGATTCATTTGATGCCGTTGCAAAAGATATTGCAGCAGTAACAAGTGAATTTAATGAATTTGGAAAACGAGTAGACGCTGTGGAAGCAGACACCGCATTCCGAAAGTCTGGAGATATCGGCGATATCTTTCAGTCTCAGCCTGAAATGGTTGAAAAATCCCTATGGGGCGGTAGTTTCCTCAAAACAGCCGATCTATTCAAATGAACAAATCACTAGGAGGTGACAATATGTCAGAAGAAATAATCAAAAACCAGCCAGGCGCATCTGGAGATCTAGGTGGAACAGCCCCAGGTCTTTATCAGGGCCAAGGTGCATTCGCATCAGGCGGTATTGGTGGAGTAACAAATCCAGGTGCAGATACACTTGGTAACATTCCAACAGCAACGCTAGGAACAACTAGCGGAGCAAATGCTGTTAACCCTAGTGGTTCAGCGGCTTCTGGAATTTTGCGCCCCGAGCAGGCTCGTCGTTTTATCGACTATGTTTGGGACGCTACAGTGTTAGCAAAGGATGGCCGTCGTGTAACAATGAAGGCTAACTCAATGGAACTTGAGAAGATTAACGTAGGTGAGCGTGTAATTCGTGCTGCAGCACAAGCAGTGGGTAACTACACAAACACAGGCGCAACCTTCTCCAAGGTCGAACTTACTACCAAGAAGATTCGTCTTGATTGGGAAGTAACTGCAGAATCTTTGGAAGATGGTGTCGAAGGTGATGCTCTAGAAGATCACTTGGTACGCTTGATGACCAACGCATTCGCAAATGATATCGAAGATCTCGCTATCAATGGTGATGGT